GTATATTTGTCCTATCAAATTAAAACAAACAACTAAAACCAAAAACTATGAAAATCCAAATCACCATCAGCCACAACGAAGTAACAGAAAATTATTCTGTAATGTCTATTCCTTCAACATTAGTAGTTGAACTTAACAGTAATAAAGCTCAACAGGCGCGTGAATATCCGTACCTTCTTAAGACATGGGCTCAACAGATCTGGAATATGAAGTACCCAAATACATTTGGAAAAGTAATAGACGTACAAGTAATTAACTAACACCAAACGGGGAGCAGCATCCGACCAACTGCATAACCTTAAAAACCAAAACAACATGAGAACATTTAAAAAGTACAAACAGAATCTATGTATTGTAACAACAAGCGAAGGCGATTTTATTCGCTCTTATTCAACCAATGTAGCTAAAATTGACTACGAAATCAAGACCGCTAAAGTATTGGGATATTGGAGCGTAACGACATCAAAACACATTAACTATGCCTGTTCAGAATTAGGACTAACTAAAACAACCAACTAAAACCAAAACATCATGAACTGGAAACAATTTATAGCCGTGCCGATCTTCCTGCTAATTATAGCAATAATGTTCGCGAAAGCGTGTAACCAATATGACGAGCGTCATCCACGCGATATGCACGCTCCAACCATCTTTGTCAACGATAGCACGGAGGCGATTAAGAACTGCGACGAGTGCATCAAACGCAACGTTAAAAAGCGTGTCAGCTACGAAGCAGCGGTAAAGTTGTGCCGTGCCTTATGGCTCAACGATACGACAGGACAAGCCGAACCACTCAAGGCTGATGAATGGGTGGATCATGAATAAGTAAACCAATAAACCAAAATAAACATGACAACAGAAACCAAAACACAGGCAGAATTGCTGCAAATCTTAACGGACATTAATGCCAAAATATCTTTGGAATTATTCTACTCTATCGAGACATCACACGGTAGAATCCGACTGCAAGGACATTACAGTAAGCAAGTCCGTAAGCAATGCGAGACAGCATTTGACACATCGTTTTACCTGACTGATGAAAATTGGGTAAAATTGCAGCATGACGAGTTAAACCTATCTATTTACTTAACCTTACCTGAATAACTATGAAATCATCACTAACAAAGTACGTCACCATCAACTTCTTTATGGATGACACCGAAGGCATCGCATTTGATGTGCCTGTACACGTAACGGTCAGCGAAACAGCAGGTGACTGGCACAACGAGAAACAAACGGACATTAATGCGGTAATTGACTACAAAGATTTGACGGACGCTATCCAACGCTTTGCAGACTTTATGAAGCAGGATGTGATCAACTATGTAGAAACAGAAGTAATTGACAACCTATGAAGTCAATAGATAAATTAAACCGCAAGATCAAATTATTAGGTATTAGTAAATCCCACGTGGCAAAGTTAATCGGTTGCAGCCGTCCGCATCTTTACAGGATATTGCGCGGCGAACGATATTTGACTGACGCACAAAAAAAATCTTTGCAGGACAACCAACTTATATAAATTTTATTTACATTTGTGTAAATCAAAAACAAAACAAAATGAAACAAAAAACAGAACCAAAAATCGTTGACGGCATCGAATACCCGATTGACTTCGATCAACAAACGGAGGTGCAAGAGCAACCTACCGAGCAACCAACAGCCGAAGTGCCTATTGTAATTGACGAACCTGTTGCTATCCAACCGCGTCAAGTAAACCAAGCGGTGAGTGTGTTTACCAATGCAGAATCTTTTGAACTGGCTCAACGTCAGGCAAAGGTACTTGCAGCATCACAGTTAGTGCCTAAGACTTATCAGGGCAACATCGCAGACTGCATCATTGCAATCGAAACAGCATCACGTATCGGAGCGTCGCCGCTAATGGTCATGCAGAATCTTTACATCGTTCACGGCAAACCTGCATGGTCAAGCAATTTCCTGATTGCAACGCTTAACGCATCGAGCGCATGGGGTACTATTGGCTACGAGGAATCGGACAAGGACGGTGGTTCATGCAGAGCGTATGCAGAAGACAAGCGCACTGGCGAAATTAAGCACGGAATCTGGGTGAGCGTTAAGATGGCAACGGATGAGGGATGGGCAACGAAGGCAGGTAGCAAGTGGAAAACAATGCCACAGCTAATGTTACGCTACCGAGCAGCAGCGTTCTTTGTGCGACAGTTTGCACCTGAAATCAGCATGGGCATCCACACTTACGAGGAAGTAATCGACGTACAATCACAACCATTAAAACAGAACACACGATGGACACAAGAATAGAATCAAATTCGTTTGAATGGCATCAGGCGCGTGTAGGCAAATGGACTGCAAGTAATTTGTACGACCTGATTTGCACACCTAAAAAGCGACCACGTCCGTATGTGATGCAGAAGTTAGCGGAGCGATTGACTGGCGAAAGTCAGGAGGACTTCTACGAGAGTGCTGACATTGCACACGGTGTAGAGAACGAATCCCGTGCATTTACATGGCTTGAAAAGTTAGTGCCTACGGTCACGCTCGAAGATAGCAGCTATTTTCAGCAATGGGACGAAATGCCTACATTTGGCGCAACGTGTGATCGTGTTGGTACGTATGCAGGTGAACCATGTATTTTTGAGGTCAAATGTCCTAAGACAACAACACACCTACGTTATTGCCTGATGGAAAGCGTCGAGGACTTAAAGAAGGAAATGCCGAAGTATTACTGGCAGATCGTCGCAGGTTGCATCGTTCACGGCATTGATCGTGGAATGTTTGTCTCATTCGATCCACGTGTAGATGATGAATGTGGCTTGTATTACCTATCTTTCATCGTTGATGCAAATGATATTGACGTCGCTAAAGAAGCCATCCGTAAAGCGGAATCGGAGTTGCAGGAGTTGAAAGAAAAGTTGAAAATCACTAAGTTTGTAATTAACCCATAAAACCAAAACAATGACAGAAGTAACAGTTGAATTGAAGAACCAAGCGGTAAAAGTTAAAATTAAGAAGGGGCAGTATGTAGAAATTGATGAGCATATTTATATATGCGCTGAAATTGGTTGTGGGAAGTTAATTCTAATTAGCCTGAATAATGCCAATAGGTACGACGAAGCACAAGAAGGCGAAGTATATACATACAACGAAGATACCCGCATCCGCTTCATCGACAGCATCAAAATCACGGAGAAATAATGAAGTACAAATACAAGCGGGACGGGAATGAAGCCGAAATTGTCAAGGCGATGGAAGCCATTGGTGCGACCGTTAACAAGATCAACGGACGTGACATTCCCGACCTGCTTGTGTCTTATCGCGGTAAGTGGTTTGTGATCGAGGTAAAAACCAAAACAGGCAAACTACGCGAAGGTCAGGAGCGATTTCAACAAGTCAACTGCGCTCCCGTGTACGTGGTACGAACATCAGACGAAGCAATCGAATTACTAACCAATAATTAAAACCAAAACCATGAAAACAAAAACAGGACGTAAACGCGAATTAATGCTAACCGCATTAAAGGAAATGATTGACGGTAAAAGTATAACGGCATTGGAATATGCTAAAAGATACGACACTACGCGATTAGGAGCGCGTATATTCGATCTTCGTCAGTTGTTCAATAAAAAGTACGGACAGCCAAATATAAAGAGCGTGGATGCCGTAGATAAATACGGTGAACGTTACGTCAAATACACCATTGTCAATAAGTCAAAAGGAAAAAGACTGCTAAAAGATTTTCAGAAAGGAAATAAGTAGTTTATTTGCATTAAGTGTTGCCGTTCCACATTATAAGCAACCTAACGAATTAAATGCCCATTGGCAGAAAGCAGAAGTGGAACGCTGTTAGTATGTTGGTGGGCATATTTATTTTACAATGGCTTTAAGAGATCAACCGTATTTACCGCTTTACATTCAGGACTTTTTGACTGATGAAAAGTTAATTGAGTGCAACGCAGAAACAACTGGTGTTTATATTCGACTTATGTGTTTAATGCACAAATCCGAAGAATACGGTAAAATTTTGCTTAAGCAAAAAGACAAGCAAACGGACAACCAAATACAAAACTTTGCTTGTAAGTTATCAAAGCAAATGCCGTACGAATTAGAGCCTGTTGTCCGTGCATTGACCGAGTTGGTAGGTGAGAAAGTTCTGATTTTAGACGGTGATTATTTGATTCAAAAGCGCATGGTTGCTGACAATGAGTTAAGCTTAAAGCGTTCGGTAGCAGGTAGGAAAGGAGGTAGTTTTGCTCAAGCAAAAGTTAAAGCAACTACTAAAGCAAACGCTGAAAATGAAATTGCAATTGAATATGAAGTTGAAAATGGTTTGATTAACAATGAAGGGGGTGTGGGGGAAACAGAACAACCAATCCAACCGCCTCGTTACATTGATCAAATATCACCAGTGCCAAAACACAAGAACGAAGCGATAAAAACATTTGACCGTAACACATTGTGGTTTGAAAGTCTTAAGATGTGTTGTAAGCCTATCACATTAGACGAAGATCAGATCGTTAATTTGATGGATGAGTTTATCACATTTTGCAATGCTACGGGAAAGAATGAACAACGACCAGAGCAGGAAATAAAAAAGCACTTTACTAATTGGTTAAAGAAAAAGCACCAAAACGGTGAACTAAAACCAAAACCGAAACAACAATACAAAAAGTTTAATTTCGACTAATTAACATTAACTTTGTAAACCAAACTAAAACAAATATGAAGACTAAAACAAAATACACTCCGCTATTTACTATTAAAAAAAATGACACAGAATTTCCTCAAGTAAAAATTAAATCAAGCCTTGATGCATACAATTTTATCAGGCAGTTTTATTTTGAAGATATAGAGGTTTACGAATCATTTTTTATATTGTTATTGAATAGAAGCAAAACGACTATTGGCTACGCTAAAATATCGCAAGGTGGAATAGCAGGAACTGTTGTTGATATCCGTATTATTGCAAAATATGCATTGGATAGTTTGGCAGACGCTGTTATACTTGCACACAATCATCCATCAGGAAATTTACAGCCTTCTGATCAAGATATAAATTTGACCAAAAAGACAACACAAGCGTTAAAACTGATTGATGTTGATATTTGTGACCATGTAATCTTGACAAAAAATAATTATTATTCATTTGCTGACGGAGGATATTTATAAATTAAACCAAACCAATGAACGACAGAAAACCGCCATACAATTTAGACACGGAGCGCGTGGTACTCGGCACGATGGTATTGTTCGAGCAGAGCATTTCCCGTGTGATAGAAATCATCAACGAACAAACATTTTACCATGAGAAACACCGTCGCATCTTTGCAGCCATTGATCGACTGGTAAAAAAGCGCGAAGCCGTTGACATGGTTACCGTTACAAAAGAACTGAAAGCAACCAACGAACTGGAAATTGTAGGCATTATGACCGTTTCCGAGTTGTGCAACCGTGTGGGTAGTGATGTACACATTGAAGCGCATTGCAGAGAGATTCAGGAACTGGCGATGCGTCGAGAAGTAATACAACAGGCTGACAGGTTGATTAATCGCAGCTATGCAGACAGCGTGGACGTATTTAACATTCGCGATGACGTTAAGCAGTTAAACGACTATCTAATGTCTGAAACCACAAAAGGTAAACAGGTTGTAAGTGTTGCAGAGGTGGTAAAGTTAGAGCGTGAGGAATATGCTAAGAAAGTATACGCTCGTGAGAATAATTTACCGACTGGAATCAGCACGGGGTTTACCGATATGAACCGTGTGTTTGGTGGGTGGCAGCCGTCCGACCTTGTGATACTTGCAGCGCGTCCTGCAATGGGTAAAACAGCGTTAGCGTTAGCCTTTGCCCGTAATTCTAACAAACCTGTATTGTTCTTTAGTCTTGAAATGTCCGCGCTGCAACTTACCACGCGTTTAATCGTGATGGAATCGTTGGTAAATTCGCACAACTACAAGAACGGATGTCTTACTACTGACGAACTGCGCAAAGTGGAACAGGCGCGAGGTGTGATAGAATGCCATCCGTTGCAGATCGAAGACAAAGCAGGTATTGACTGGCAGGAATTACGCAGCAAGGCGTTAAAAGCCGTGCAAGGCGGTGTCGGGTTGATTATTGTTGATTACCTGCAATTAGTGAGCGTACCGAACGGCCGAAACCGAAACCGTGAAGCGATCATCAGCGAAATTAGCCGTGAGTTGAAGCGCGTGGCAAAAGATTGCAACGTGCCTGTAATAGCGTTATCGCAGTTAAGCCGTGCGGTAGAATCACGCGGTGAAAAACGTCCGCAGTTATCCGACCTCCGCGAATCAGGAGCAATCGAACAGGATGCCGATATTGTTATGTTTATTCATCGACCTGAATACTACGGTGAGACGCAGGATGAGAATGGGCAAAGCACTGAAGGTAAAGCAGAGGTAATAATTGCAAAGCATCGTAACGGTGAAACTGGCACGGTTGACCTGAACTGGGACGGTGAGCATACTTTGTTCGTTGATCCTAAAAAGACATACATCAGTAACACATTGCAACCGAACACGGATTTTATACCAAAAACAAACGATTTACCATTTTAACAAAAACCAAAAACCAAACAAAAATGAAAGCAACAGATTCACAGAAATTCATGTCTGCATTACAGGCATCAGTACACAACGTATTCGGATTAACATTCGACGAAATAAAAGGCAAAACGCGATTGGGCGAAATAGTATTGGTACGCCAACTGGTGATGGGCATATTACGAGAACACACTATGTTATCGTTGGTATCAATCGGGCAAATAGTTAATCGTAACCACGCTACGGTTATTCACGCGATGCGTAGGCATAACAACCGCCATAACACGAAGGCTGATTTGAAATACGCTGAATCATACAGAACGCTAATGGCTGACTTGTCGCCAAAGTTAGATATGTATGCTGCAGCCGATACACCAGAACTTCGCCTTTGCTTTGTTGGTTATGAAATTGACCATCTTTGGAAGTTGTACGAATTGTGCAAACAAGCAGGTGATGAGGTTAACATGGAATTGATCGAAATTCACATCAAAGCAACGCAGGAGCGTATGCGAGTAATTGATTCGTTCATGTGTGTTAACTGATGTCAATAAATAATATCTAAACGATTTGCGAATGTGCGTAAATTGCAGCCCGTGAACAGAGAACAGATCATCACGGAGTTGTATAACAGTAAGGAGTTGCGATCAGCAATAAAAGCCTACTGTCGCACATTCGCAGCCCGTGAGGATTTATTGCACCTTGTCATTGAGCGTGTTTGTGCTTTGCCTGAGGAAAATATTTTCAACTTATACCAAAACGGCAAACTAAAACACTACGCATTTATAACAATGGTGCGTGAGGTGATGCTACCGCGATCAAATTTCAACAAGCAGAATTTCCCGACCTACGAATTTATCGACGATCTTGAATTGGACGTTGTGGATGAGCAAACGGAGCGCGTTGGTCTCGATCCTGAATTGATACACGAGTTCAAAGCGTTTTGTGATCAAAATAAAACTAATCCTGATCTTAGTTTGCAGTCGTTGGTCACGTTGGAGTACATGGAATACGAGCCGATCAAGAAACGCAGCTACAGAGATTTTCAAAAGAAAACAGGCATACATTATTCGTCAGCGTGTGTTTACGTGCGGACGATGGTAAAGGAATTTAACAAAGCCAAACAATGAAAGTAACCGTATTAACCAACGGATTCGGCAAAGACCGCGAATTGATCGCAAACGGGATGGACTTATATCGTCTTTATATGCCGTATTGCCGAATTGACGGAGCGCAAATAGCATCAAAGCATGAGGTGCTTAACTCACCGTTAGATTCGGATGTGTATGTAATTAACCGAGCGCATCCGATTGAACTGTTTACCAAGATCAAAGAGGCAGGTAAAAAGATCGTTCTCGACATTGACGATTACTGGAAAATACCAACGTGGCATCAGCTACACCACAAATCAATCAAAGGTCGCATACAACACGCGACAAGCCTTAAGAACGATGAAGCGGTGCGATATTTTACGCATCAGCTAAATGAAGTCAGCGAGTGGGAGAATCAGACAAAGGAAGTCGTTAAAATAGTTGACGCGGTTACTTGCTCAACCGAAACATTAGCGCGACACATCAAAAACGAATACGGCATTGACGCAACGATTGTGCCAAATACGATTGATCCAAATATCACTAAGTTTAGCACGAACAAACAGCCGTCAAGATTTACGCGATTTGGCTTTATTGCAGGTATGTACCGCGAACGCGATGCAGCGTTAATGTTTAACGGTGTTCGTTCTGCTTACCAGAATAAGCATATTCGTTCAAAAGTGCAATTTGTAAACAGCTTTAACCTGCATCCGTCATTTACGGAAGTGGAGCGAATGTTTACGTTTAACTACACGCAACT